AAACCAAAGCTTCTGCTGCACAAGAAAAACTAGCTAAAACAATACAATCTTTACAAGCAAAAGGACGTATAAGAGCTTCAGAAAGGGCAGGCTTAAGTGTTAATTTGCTACTAGCTGATACTGAAAGACAAGCTGCAAATGCAAGAGAATCTATAAATCAAGCTATTGAATCTACAACTAGACAATATACAAGAAATATTGAAGGACTTGTTGCACAAAGAGATAGTAGACGTAATCAATTACAAAGTAATATAAATCAAGCTTATAATCAGATACCAACTTTAGGATCAGTTCTTCTTAATACTGCTGTTTCTGGTCTTAACAGCTACGCACTATTATCACGCTAATGTCATCAAGTTTTCAAAGCACAGCATTTAATTCAGCAGCTAGTCCTGTAGATACTTTTGTAGCTCCACCTAGAGTACAACCTAAAACTGGTGCTGAAGAGCTTGCAACAATTTTGCAAACTATAAATCCAACCTTACAACAATTTGTTGGTCAAAAATTACAAGAAAAAAAACAACAAAACATACAAGCAGGTCAGTTACAGGTTTTAGGGTCTGATCCAAAAGGTATAGATAAGCTTAAAAAAGAATTAGAAAAAAAAGAAGGTAAAAGATTTGCTAGAAATTTTGTTGGTGGAAATATTTTTACACAATACGGAATTGAAAAACAAATAGCAATTAATTTAGGTAATGCTAGTGAAGCTAAAACTAAAAAGTTTTTTGATGAATATGTAGTAAATGTTGAGTTACCAAATGGACAAATTGTTAAACAACCTTTATCACAATTTGATGTTGGATCATCACAATTTAATCAAGCAGTAAATGAGTTCCAAGAAACATCTTTAATGAATACAAGAGGAATAAGACCAGAGATAGTAAATCAATTCTTATTACCTAAACAAAATTTAGCTTTACAAAAAGCATTTAATAAACATCAAGAAGCTAGATCTGAAGCAAAGATTCAATTAGCTACTACTAGCTTTGCAAATTCAATTTTAAGTAGTTGGAATAATATTGACAACATAAACGACAGTATTGAATTAAATTATATTGATGATGATTATTCAGAACAAGACTTTAATTTAACAGGTTTATCTCAAGCAGAAAGTATCGCTTTAGAAGAAATACAAGAAAATGCAGATTATATGGTCAGTATTGGATTAAGTGAATTAGTCTCACCTGCAAGTTTTGAAAATTATATTCAAAACAGCGTTAATATAATTATTCAGTCATATAAAGATTCTGATATGAGTGAAACAGAAGCCTTACAAGAAGTAGATGATTTTATTGATTTTATAGGAAAAGTAAAAGTAGGTCCAAAAAATACTAATAAAAAAAATCAAGTTATACAAAAAGATTTAAAGAGTTTTCTTGATGCAAACAATACTATTATTAATATAAAAAAAGAAGTTTATAAAGAACTAAATGAATTTAAAAAACAAGAACTAGAATTTGCAGAAAACGCAAAACAAAATGATATTACAAAGAGATTAGATCAATTAGATTTTTCTAGTGATAATGAAGAAGTTATATTAAACAACGCAAAAATAATATCAGAATTAAAAAAAGAATATAAAGGAGAATTAGATTTTATTGATACAGAAGTAACTCTTAAAAACTTTAATGTTGATGGTTGGTTTTTAGGTTTTCAAAAGAGATGGATTGATGGTGATTTTGATGGTAATAAATTAGCTGCAAGAACAGAATTAACTAATTTTATGGTTTCATTAGGTTCTAGTGCTACTAAGGAAGACAGAACAGAAGCTAAAAGATTAGATACTTTAGTAAAAAGTCAATCAGGTCAAGGATTACTTACTCAATATCCAGAGATAAAAGGAGTTATAAAGTTTGGAGAAAAGGTTTTAAGCACAAAAAATCAATTCGGTCTTGATACTATGTCAGGCCCAAAGGTAGAACAAAAGTATGATCTTGATTTTAAATTTAAACAAGATTTAGAATTAGTTATTGTTGATTCTGAATTAACAAATAAAGAAAAAAAAGATAAAATAGATGATTTGATAAAGGGTTATAAAGAACAAATAGGTAAAATTAAAAATGAAACTTATACATTTTTTAATGAAGATAATAATATAAGTGGGCAACAACCTATTAATACACCAAACGACTCAGGATCAGGTAGGAATAATAATCAATTAGAAAATTTAAATTTAAGTTCTATACCTCAATTTGAAAATAGAAGAGGTGCAGGTTTCGGAGGTGGTATGCCAATAGAATTAGCTTCAGCAAGAACTACAGGTGAAACATTAAACTCTGATTTGCTTGAAACATACACAGTAGTAAGTGGAGATACAATAGAAGATATAGCTAAAAAATATGTAGGTGTAAGTAGCCAAGATATATTTGACTACAATAATTTAAAGACACAACAACAACAAGATAATTTACAAATTGGTCAAAAAATAAAAATACCAAAAATAGAATTTCAAACATCTGATGGAGAAGTTACATCTGTTATTGAAGAAAAAACTTCTTTATGGTCACAATTTGATGGTGCTAAACAATATAGAAGCGGAGATTCAAGAGATGATTTAGATAAAGATAAAATTGTTATTGAACTAGATAGTCATACTTATGGAGATGGTTCAAGTCAAAGAGTACAAGATGAAATGAAGAAAGTATATTCAAAACTGTTTTATAGTAATGATACAGAAGATATTAAGATTAAAAATGCAATAGTTAATACAGTTCTTACAGAAGCAGTATTAAAAGATGAAACTGATATTGCTGGTGTTGTTCAAAGTATATTTGCAAGAATTGTTACAGCAAGATTAAATGATGGTACTCAAGGTAGAGTTTTTGATAGAGAAATTATAGATGAATTAATGAGACAAGAATTAAATGATAAAGGACAATTAGTACCAATGTATGAAGGTTTAATAGATCCCAAGACAAAGAAAATGCGACCTAGAGAAGTAATAACATCAAACAAACCAATTAAAGAATCACAAGAGATTTTTGATAAAATATTCAGTATGTTATGGAAAGACACTTCTAAAAAAGATAAAGAATGACTTACACACCAACAAACAACAACCAAGATATAAAAGAAGAACCATCTGTAACAAATAATAAATTTCAATCAAAAAATATATTTCAAGACGATCAGAGCCTTATTGATTTTGATACTGAATTTAATTTAAACGATACTATAAATAATTTCTATGTAGATGAAAATGATCCTATTGATTTTAATGGTGAAGAAATAAATAAAACTAGAAAAATATTTAGTGATTTAACAGAACAAACAAATGAAAAAGCAAACTTAAAAGGTTTAGCTAAAGGTCTTGGTCTTGAAATTGGAGTTGGTCTTGGTGCTGATGCTGTTCTTGCACCTTTATTAGCTACTGGTCCTGTTGGCATAGCAGCTTATGGTGGTGGTCAATTTGCTATTGGATATTACACAAATATACAAGCACAAAAATTAAGAGGAGTTAAGGATATTAGTCAAGCAGAAGCTATATCGGCTGGTTTATTTCAAGTAATACCTGCTGGCTCAACAGCAAAAATAGGGAAAGGAGGACTTAAAAAAGCTGCTTTACAAGGTGCTGGTTTTGCAACAGGAGAAACTTTTGTTAGAGATTTATTAGGAGATGATGTAAGTCGTGATGAATATTTAGCAAGTATAGGTTTAGGTGGTGCTTTTGGTACTGCTTTTAAAGGTTCTATAGATGGATTAGGTGGTGTATTAAAAAAAATTAAAAATAAAACACCAATAGAAGCAGATAAGATTTTAACTAAAAAAGATAAAAAGATTATTGATGAAGCTGTAAATAATTTAGATCAAGTAGGAAAAAAACAGCAAGTAGATTTAGAAAGTAAAGGTGTAAATATAGAGCAACAAAAGCAAACTGTTGAAAGAACTTTTGTAATACCTAACCAGTTTAAAAGAACTAAGCCTAATTATGGTAGTGCATCTATAATTTTTGAATCTGATTTTGATAAGCTTGCTTGGTCTTTAAGACTTGGTAAAAAAAATCCACCACAGAAAGAACAAGAAATGCTGCAAGCCTTTATATCACAGGGGTTTACAGAAAAAGAAGTGAGACTACATGGTGCAAATATACATAAAAGAATCAAAGGTATTGTTACTGAAAAAACTGGTAGTGCTACTGCATCACCTAGTAATACTCAAGGTTTGACTATTGAAGTGCCAGCAGATGCTAAATATGCAGGTGGAGTAAAAACTTCATTAAATAAATTAGATAGTAAAAAACAAGATTTAGGAGATGTATCTAAAAACCCACAGCAAATTTCTTTTATAAAAAGTTTAAAACCAAAACAACAAAAGACTATACAAGAAATGGTAAAAGTTCTTAAAGATGCTGATGTTTTTACTGGTTCAAAAAGTCAACAACAAACAAAACTAGAAGGATTAGGAATGTTTGATGATGGAGTTGTTAGATTACAAAACACAAAATTTATAAAAGAGTATGGTCAAGCATATTCAAAACTATATAATTTAGTTCCTAGTGATTCTTTAAATTATGCAATAGCTCAGACTATAACATTACAAACAGAAGAAGTTGCGAATGTAAATAAAAGATTGATAGAAGCGATAAAAACAAAAAATACAGAATTGATAGATCAATCTATAGATGAATTATCAGACTCATTATTAGGTGTAGAAGAATGGTTAAAACTTGGCATACCACTTAGAACACAAACTGCTAGAACTTTAAAATCTTTTGGCATAAAACCTGAGTCTGGTATTGAAGGTAAAACTGCTGATGAAGTAATGAATTTAACAGCAGCAGAAAAGTCAGCTTTAACAGAAAAGCAGCCTGATATAGAAATAGACCTAAATCAAAGTATTTTACAGAATGAAAAATTTAAAACAGATTTAAAAGATGCTTTGCAAAAAGCAACAGAAACAGACGATTATTCTGAATTAGTTAGATTGACAACTGAGTTAGATGGAGCAGCAGGTAGTGTAGAAAAAATGGTTGCTATGAAAAATGCAGACGCAATACAGGTTGGTAAGTTTGCTGATAAAGTTGCCAGAATATACAATGAAATTGGTATCAACGCTTTATTGTCTGGTCCTACTACACAAAAAATAAATTTATATTCTGGTGTAGCACAAACATTTTTAAAAGCTTTTAATAACTTTAGTGGCTCTACAAACTTTACAGAACTAGAAGCTGCTAAAAAACATTTATTCGCTTTATTCCAAAACTTTGATTTTGCTCTTAATGCTTGGAAAAGATCATGGGATATGGAAGATAACTTTATAAATTTAGGAAATATCAAAGGAGAAACAAGTCAACGATATATGATTTCTTCAGATAAACAATACTTTCCTTTTAAAGCAGTTGATAGATTTGGAAAGTTTATTAGATTACCTAGTCGTCTTATGACAGCTACAGATGCTTTAGTTCAAGCACCTAATATTTTAGCAGCAGCTAATTATCAAGCATATATGGAAGGAGTAAAACTTGGTAAAACAGGAGATGAATTAAATCAATATATAAAAGGTCATGTTGATGGAATTATTAGTTATTTTTTAAAAAATTCAAAAGGAGATGTAGGTAGAGTTGAAATTATAGATGGACAAGAAGTTTTTACACCTGATGCAGTTACACAAAGAATTTTGACTAATGCAAAAGAATTTGGAAAACAAATTACATTTACACAAGATATTAGAACAGAAGATATATTTGGTGGTGGTGCATCAAAATTAAATAATTTAGCAGTACAAAATCCTGTTGCTAGGTTTTTCTTTACATTTACAAGAACTCCTACAAATATTATTAAAGAAGTTATGAGATATACTCCTGTTATAAATACTCCTGTAGTTCGTAGATTACCAAATCAAGTTCCTTTTTTTGGTGGTAAATACCAAAATATAAATCCTTTCAATGCTTTGTTTTTACCAGAGATGAAAGCAGACCTGTTAAGTCCTGATCCTTTAGTAAGAGCAAATGCAACAGGTCAAATAAGAATGGGATATGCTTTTGGATTACTAATTGCAGGTCTTACATTTGATGATTATTTATTACCTGATTACGACTTAAATAAAGATCAACCTCCACACTTTAAATTGACAGGTGGTGGTCCAAATTATTTCACAAAAGAAGGTGCTTCTATGTGGATTTCAATGTATAAGAATGGTTGGCGACCATATAGCAGGGCATACCTTAAATATGATGAGAATGGTGAACCTATGTATAAGAATGGTGAACCAGTATATGAATATAAAACTTACGAAAATTTACCTGATCCTATTGTTTCATTTGTAAGAATGATGGTTGATTTTACACAAGGAGGTCTTTTTGTAAAAGATAAAGAATTTGGTGAATTTACTGCTGGTTTTGCAACAATTATTGGTCGTAATCTTTTTAACAGAAGTTATACACAACAAATAAACGAAGCTATAAATTTATTTTCAGCAATACCAACAGTAGGTAAAAATGTAGATCCAGAAGACAATGTAGATTACAGAACCAAGAAAATTTTAGATTATGTTGGCAGACAACTTTCTGTTAGGTCAATACCATATTCAAGTTTTCTAAGTAAACTACATAGACTACCTGCTGATGTTTTAACAACTATAGGTTTTACAGAACAAGAAGCTAGGGAATTAGCAGAATCAAAAGGAGATTACAGTAAACTTAGATGGTTTATGCGACCAGACACAAAAACAAGAGCAGGTGATACCGCTAATGAAGACCTTGATTTTGGTGACGAAGAATTTAATAAAGCTTATGTTGCAATTCAAGCCTTAGATAATATTTTAAATAAAGGAAAAGAAATAATCCCGATTTTGTATGGTGGAAATGCACCTATGCAAGTAGAGCATATTACAGGAGATCCAATAACATATCCACAAAAAAGTGGTTTAGATTTATTGTCTTTAGCAAAACATAGTACAAGTAAAAATCATAAATATTTTATGGCAACACAGCTTATTGGTAGATTATTACCAGAACCACCAGAAATAATAAGAGGATCAAAGTTTAGGGGAGTTGGTAGTAAAAACTTTGTACCTAAGAAATTAGATAAAAAAGAATATAACGCTCTAAAAGTATATGTAAATAATACAACTTTAAGAATGGGAGGAAGAGATGTAACTATAAAACAAGCTTTAGATAATTATTTTGATGGCACTTTTATGGCTAATGAATATAAAGGACTTAAATCTATAATTGAAGAAAAAGGACTTAATTCACAAGAAGGGCAACTAGCAGCAGAAAAAATCTTTCAAACAATGAATCAAATAAATACTAAATATATAAACAAAGGAATATTAGAATACACAAGAGATTTTATTGGCGAAAAAGAGTTTACTGATAGAATCAAAGCAAAGCAAAACTTACAACAAAACTTTGTTGACAGGTTTACTGAACAGATGAATCAAATGAATCTTGGAACCTTTTAATTATGGCTACTAACACTGCTGCGTCTTTTACAAACCACACTGGTAATGGTAGTGCTGGTCCTTTTGCTATATCTTTTAATTACTTAGCAGAATCAGAAATTGATGTAACTGTAGGTGGTGTATTAAAAACCATAACTACTCACTATACTTTTACCAGTTCTACACAAATTACATTTACTAGTGGTAATGAACCTGCTAATGGTGT